AACCAAAAGAAATAAAACCTGAAATAGAGATAAACGATTGTGACGAAATAGAAATAAAAAATCTTGATAAATTAAAAGGGATAGATCATTTATACATAAAAGGAACACACAGAAATTTTATAGTTCCAGTAGAAAATGAAATATATATATATGATATAGATGAAAAAGAACAAATAATTTGTCTAGAAAATTTTAAAGCAGCATGGGGAATTGATGCAGATGCATTAAGAGTAATTTCTGATAGATATGATATTGACATTAAGATATATGCTTTTGAAGCGGGGATGGAATTTAATCAAGATATAGAAATTATAAAAGGCAAGATAATTAAGGACGATGAAATAAAATTTGAAAATTATCAATGGGAATGCATAGAGCCTAATTTAGGAGGATAGAAGGAAGCATGAGAGATATAAAATTTAGAGGGAAATTTTTAGATGATACAAGTGAATGGTTATATGGAAATTATGTTTATATAGAAGATGATGTTTTTCATCATAAAATAGCAGATAAAAGTGGATTGTTATTAGATATAGATATAAATACAATAGGACAATATACACGGACTAAAAGATAAAACGGAAAAAGAAATATACGAGGGAGATATAGTAACTGGTACAGATTATCCTTTTATAGATGAAGGAAAACAAAATTATATCGGAATTATAGTGTTTTATGATGATGCTGCTAGTTTTGGATATGAATATCAATGTGTTAGAAAGAATAAAAGAGGAATATCTAATGGAATAAATAACGAATTTGAGGCTAATGAGAATTTAATTTGTGAAAATTTAGAAGTAATAGGCAATATATATGATAATCCAGAATTATTAAAAAAAGGAGAATAGCATATGAAAACATCAAAAGAAGAAAAATTAGAAAAAGCATTGTACAACTGGATAGATGCAAATGACATAGTAGAAGAAGATATAGTAAATATGATAGAACGGACATAGTATAAGTAAATCAAGACTAGCAACTCATGTAAGTGATAGTAAACAAAAGCTAAAGAGATTGGAGTTATTATTAAAAGAATGGTAGGTGGACAAATGAAAAAAGAGCAATTGATATTATTATTAAAGCAATATAAAGAGAATAACGCAAAATTAAAACTAAGACTAAGAGAAAAGGAAAGCTTATTGAGAAAATTAGAGCATTTAAAAGAAGTAGATGTAAGTTCAAGTCCTACAGAGTTAAACGGAGACATACATAGTAAAAACAAAATAGGAGATAGAACAGGAAATAATGCTATAGATAATATAGAGACAGAAGCGGAAATAAGAGAAAAAATAAAAGAATTAGAAGAAGAAATAACAGAATTAACAATGATGACTGAAGAAATTGATATAAGACTTGAAGCATTAAAAGATAAAGAAAAAGTAGTACTAGTAGCATATTATATAGATGGCTGTACATATGAAGATATAGGAAATAGAGTATATTATGAAAGATTTAATCAAACTAGATCTAGTAGAAATATACAAGATATAGTAGAAGCGGCAACAAATAAAATGCTAAAGTTGTAAATTTCATAAAAATTTCATAAAAATTGCTTACTTTTTTCGTAGTTTTTTAATTTTAACTATATTATAATTATAATAGCAATAAATGATACAGTCGAACTCGAGAGAGTTCAAGCCCAAGACTGTACATTATTATTACCCAAGTGCAAACTACAATATCATGTAGCTTGGAATTATCTGATAAGTAGTCAGCTAAAAGGATACTTTTAGAAGGTTGCTTTTTGTATATAGTAGTATATGCAAAGAAGAGGTAAAACTCAAAGCTAGATAATGTGCAGATATTTATCGTTTAATAAAATACTAGAGTTGTCGTAGTCACAATAGACGGTACAGTGTACAATAAGCCTGCAACTCATACCTAGCAAATATGAAGCAATGTAGGTAATGCTAAACAAGACTATTTCTCGTGAATACTCTGTAAAGAGGATATAAGACATAACTAGGTTAAAGTAGCTCAATCGAGATAAAAAACAGAACATTTTTTTGTATGAATAGAAAATTGATACAAACAATCTGAATGATGGGTGAAATTTGCAAGTAAACATTCTTGCACGAGCTTAGAAAGGGACAAGAAGTATAAAGGTCGCAACTTTATGCTCAGACTTGTTCTCTCGGTGATTGAACAATTAAAAAGATAAATATTTGTAAGACGAAGGTCTAATAATTTGCTAATATATTGCGATTGTGGAGAACCAGATATCTCGCTAGTCTCATAAACTAGAGAAAGCTAGTGCAATTCTAGTCATCGCAACCAAACGGCTAAGAATAAATATATAAAAAAATGCCGTTCTATATTATTTGTGTGGGATCTTATTAAAAGGTCTCTTATAAAAGGCTCTTTTTATTTTGATTTCAACAATCACTAACTATGTAATATATAGTTAAAGGATTGTGAAATAAATGTGTAGTGGTGGAATAGACATATTACGTTTAGTGCGTAATATGGTAAAACTAAACGGCGATGAGCACCAGCGTCGCTGAATGGTAATAGTAGACACTGTGCGGTGCAGAATAACGCGCGAAATAGTGGCGGAGATATCCCAGAGTAAGTAAAGCTCAAAAGTTATTCATATAAGGTGCAAATCCTTATCTACACAATTAAAATATAATTTACTATTAGGAGAAAATAAATGAAATTATGTGATACATGTAAAAATACTACATGTGAAAAGAAATTAATAATAGTAGAAAAGAATAATTTAACAATAATAAAATGTTTAGACTATAAAAAAGACAATAGTAAGATACAAGGATATAAAAAGCAGTTAAATAGAACAGCAAAGCAACAAGATACATTAATGAAGTTGAATATATAGAAGGAGGAATTAGAATGAAGAAGATTAGATTTTTAGTAAATGTACCAGATAAATATACAAGAGAAGAATATAAAGAAGGACAAGAAAAAGAATTTGAAGATAAAAGAGCAGAAGAGATTCTAAAAGCAAGAAGAGTAAATGGACAAGCTTATGCAGAACTAGTAGAAGAAATAAAAGAGATAGAAACAGCAACAAAGAAAGTAAAAGCAGAAACAGCAGTAAATAAAACAAGAACAGTTAAAAGCATAGAAATAGATTTAGATAAAGGAACAGTCAAAGAAAACGAATAAATAAAAGGAATTAAATATGACATATAGAGATAATCCAGAGATAGCAAAAAAATATAAAAGTAAAAGATGGCAAAGATTAAGAAAACAAAAGCTAATATTAACAAATGGATTATGTGAGAGATGTTTAAAGAAGCGGGTTATATGTACCTGCTTATTTTGTACATCATAAAGAATATATTACAGATTTAAATTATGAAGATGACAATGTATTCTTTAATATAGATAATACAGAGAGTCTTTGTAAAAAATGTCACAATCGGTGAACATTTTAAAACTAAAGTAGATTATACTTTTGATGAAGAAGGTAATTTAATAAAAGCATAGAGAACTATTGCAAGAGTTTTAAGAGAGGAAAATCAATCGCCTCTCTTTTTCTATGCTGTTATAAAAGGATTGAAAAGAAAGGATTGATATTATGAAAAGTTATAAACCAATAGGGAAAAGAAACGAATATTTGCTAAAAGGAGATTACGCAGAATTACATATACTCGATAAATATGGAAATATAAAGCAAATAGTATTAATTGATATAGATGATATAGAAAAATTAAAACAATATAGCTTTAGAACACATAACAAAGGATATATATCAACAAGTATAAAAGGAAAAACAAAATATTTACATCAAATTGTCTATGGAAACATAGAAGAAGGTTTTGAAATAGACCATATAAATAGAAATAAATTAGATAACAGAAAATGTAATCTAAGGAAATGCAAACATATAGATAATACTCATAACAGAGTAAAGGCAAATAAATATAAACAACAAGGGATAACAAAATTAAACAGATTAAAAGCAAAGCCATATCATGTGAGAGTGGCTAATAAACATATAGGATATTATGCGACAATAGAAGAAGCAACTCAAGCAAGAATAAAAGCAGAAAAAGAGATATATAAAGATTTTGCAACCGTATAAAAGAACATTTTAGTGAAGAAGCGGAATATGATTTTGATGAGAATGGAGATTTGATAAAGAATGAAAAAGAATATAAAAGAAATGCCATTAATTGATTTTAAAGGAATAATAGGTAAGTTTGTATCTTTAGAAGTAATTGCCAACAAATATTATGCTAATGAAGTACCTTATTATACTTATGCAGAATATGAATTAACAATGATAACAGAAGATGGATATGAAATAAAAATAAAACCAATCAAACAAGAAGATGCAGACAGAATTATAACTTGCTTACAATGTTCAAGAGGAAAGAAAGTAAAATGTTGGAGAGATTTATATGCATGAAACTAAGTAAAGAGTATATAAAAGCGTGGTTAAAGATATATAGCTGTGACGTAAATAAGAATATAGAGTGCAATAAGAAAAACTGTGCTATATGTCACGAAGACGGATATGGTTGTACTAATACAACACAGTATAAGTATGCCAAGAAGATATTACTAAATTTTATAAAGAAAATAATAAATAAAATACGAGGAGTATATAAATATGAGTAATCCAGAGATACAAATAGATATAAATATAAAAGATAGAGATATAGAAAGATTAGAAAAAGTAAAACAATTACTACAAGATATAAAAGAAATAGATAGTAGCTTTAAATTAAGTAACGTAATAGAAGCGGACGAAGATACAATACTAATATTTAATATAGACTGTCTTTATAAGAAAGAAACTTTAGAACAGATAGAAATAGACTTAACAAATAGATTAAAACATAAATGTATTATATTAAATTTTGGATTAACATTAGATAAAGCAATAAACTATGCAAAAGGAAGAGATTATACAACAGTAACTTATTATAATGAAGAAGGAAATCCAATAAAAGAAGAGACAACACAGTATAAATAGCCCCCCTATAGCAATAAAAAGAAGCGGACATGGGAGAACGGTGTGTGGGCATTCAAAAAATACACAGGTTATATGCATAAGGGGTGTAGTATGAGAGGAGGATAGAAAGTGGAAGAAGACAAGATAGACAAAACTGTAATGAGAGAACGTTCGGCAAAAGAAGTTGCGGAATATAATAGACAAATAACAGCTGAAAAGAATAAAATCTTAAGAATATTTAAAGACTGTGATGCAAATATACAGAAAATAGCTACTCCACTTATTGAAAATGCCTCTTATATGAAAGTAGAGTTAGCTCACTTGAAAAAATATAATATAAAGAATGGTATAAAAGAGTTTTATATGAATGGAAAAGGGCAATTTGGTTTTAAAGAGTCAGTTGAAAGTAAAACTTATAATACTATGATAAAAAATTATATGAATGTTATAAAACAATTAAATGAGATGTTGCCAAAAGGGAAGTCAATAAATCTAGATGACGATGGCTTTGACAACTTTTAGGAGTGGCTTATGACATATATAGAAGAGTATTATAATAAAATTTCAAGTGGTGAGATAATAGCTTGCAAAAAGATAAAAGCTGTTTATAAAAAATTAGTAAACGATTTAAAGAAACCTAAAAAGGTTTCTTTTTTAAATAAAATAACAGATGAAATTGAAGAACATACATATATATTTGATGAAAAAAAAGCAAATAGACCAATTCAATTTATTGAAAAATACTGTAAACATTCAAAAGGTAAATGGGCTGGAAAGCCAGTTATTCTTGAATTATGGCAAAAGGCACACATACAAGCCTTATATGGATTTGTAGATAAAGAAACAGGACTAAGAAAATATAGAAAATTTGTATTATTTGTAGGTAAGAAAAATGGTAAATCTACAGAAGGTTCAGGATTAGGGCTATATCAATTAACAAGCGATGGAGAAGGTGGAGCTGAAGTATACTCAGTTGCTACTCAGAAAGACCAAGCGAAAATTATCTGGGAAGAAGCAAAACGAATGGCTGCAAAAAGTCCTGCTTTAAATAAAAGAACAAGAAGATTAGTAAATGGGATTTTCTATGATAAAACTGAAAGTTTATTTAAAGCAGTAGCGTCAGAAACGGACAGTCTTGATGGACTAAATGGTTCTGCAATATTAGCAGATGAGATTTGGGCATGGAGAGATAAAGGACTTTTAGACATAATGTCTGACAGTATAAGTGTTAGAGAACAGCCAATAATTTTTGAGTTTTCAACAATGGGTAAAATTAGAGAAGCTGTTTTTGATGGAGAATATGAATATTTAGAAGCAGTAATAAAAGGATATGAAGGATTAGAAGGAGGAATTGAAGACGAAACAGTTCTTCCTTTTATTTATGAGCTAGACGAAGCTAAGGAATGGACAGATGAAAAAGCTTGGATAAAAGCTAATCCAAATTTAGGTGTGACAAAGACATACAAATATTTAAGAGACAAAGTTGAAAAAGCACAAAAGAAGCCAGATGAACTAAGTAATTTACTATGCAAAGAATTTAATGTTAGGACAACTGCACAAGAGGCATGGGTAGACTTCGATACAGTAAATAATGAAGAAACTTATGATATGGACAGCTTATATGATACTTATGCAATTGGAGGAGTAGATTTATCTAGTACAACAGATTTAACATGCGCAACTCTATTAATAATGAAACATAATAAAAAATATGTTTTACAGCAATACTTTATACCTTCAGAAAGACTAGAATTTAAAATAAAAGATGATAAAATTCCGTATGATAAATGGGAAAAACGTGGTCTCGTAACAATATGTGATGGTGCTAAAGTAAATTACAGTGACGTAACACAATGGTTTTTAAGAATGAATGACGAATACAAAATTTCGGCATTATGGATTGGTTACGATCCTTGGAATACTCAATATTGGGTTGAAGAAATGAAAGAATATGGATTTGAAATGGTAGAAGTAAGACAAGGGGCAAAAACGATGAGTAATCCAATGAAACAGCTTGAGGCAGACTTAATTGAGAAAAATGTAAATTATAATAATAATCCTGTTTTAAAATGGTGCTTATGTAATACTTCAGTAAAAAGAGATGAAAATGACAATATAAGACCAGTAAAAGGACAAAAACAGAGAGCAAGAATAGATGGCACAGTAAGTTTAATAATAGCTTACAGTGTTTTATTTGAAAAAATGAATGACTATTTGGCATTACAGGAGGAGTGAAAATGAAAAAAGAAAGACGAAGCTTATTTGAAGTTGTTTTTGGTAAAAAGAAACAAGAGCAAACGAATACTACACAGACACAATTTCAATTATTAAGTGGTTGGAATAATGGATTTACTACTTTACAAAATGGAACATATGAAAGCAAAGTGGCAAGAGAATGCATAGATAGAATAGCAACACATTGCGCAAAATTAGTTCCAAAACACATTCAAAACAGCATAACAAATAACATAAAAGGCGATATAAATTTTTTGTTAAGTAATCAACCAAACCTTATTGAAAATACATATGATTTCATATATAGAGTTATTTCTCTATTATATACTGACTGTAATGCATTTGTTTATATTGCAAGAGATAAAACGGGATTTATAACGGCTTTTTATCCAGTTTTAGCACTAAATTATGATTTATTGGAAGATAAAGAAGGAACAATGTACTTACAATTTAGATTTATAAATGGACAAACATACTTAATACCTTATTTAGAAGTTATACATTTAAGATTGTTTTATAACAAGAATGATATTTTTGGAACAAGCAATAAAGTACTAACAACAGATTTAGAAACTGCACATACTGCATCTGAAGGAATAAAAAATGCAATAAAAACTACAGGAAATTTGAAAGGTATTTTACAATATGAAAATAGTATGCTTAAGAATAAAGATTTAGTAAAGACTAAAGAAGATTTTGTAAAAGACTTTTTAAGTTTAGAAAATGAAAGTGGTATTGCAGCTTTAGATGCAAAAGCAAAATTTATAGAAGTAAATTTAAAACCAGTTACTCTAGATAATGAACAATTAGAAAGAGTGAATTACAATATATTTGATTATTTTGGAGTATCGGAAAAAATTATAAATAATAGTTTTACTGAAGAAGAGTGGAATGCTTTTTATGAAGGCGTAGTAGAACCACGTGGAATTCAAATGGGTTATGCATTTACAAATAAAATATTTAAAAAGCAATCCATAAAAGAAGGACATAAAATTGTATTTACAGCAAATAGATTACAATATGCTAGTTTAAAAACTAAAACAGATTTGCTTAAAGTCGTTGCTCCTTGGGCAATGTTAAGAGTTGATGAAGGAAGAGAAATTTTAGATTTACCACCAATTGGTGGAGAAGAAGGAAATAGGATATTACAAAGTTTAAACAACATAGATAGTTCTATAGCAAATCAATATCAAGTAGGGGGCGAAAAATAATGGAAAAAGCAGTAAAGGAAATAAGATTAGTAGACATGAGAGCACTAGATAATGCAGAAGAAATGGTAGTTGAAGGTTATGCAGCGGTGTTTGATACTGTTACGGATTTAGGGTGGATTAAAGAAGTAATTGATAGACATGCATTTGATAATGCAGATATGTCCGATATAGTTATGAAATATAATCATAAAGACTCTGTATTACCAATGGCAAGAACAAGAGGTGGTTCTTTAACGTTTACAATTGATGATCACGGATTAAAGATAAGAGCTGTACTTCCAGATACAACAGTAAATAAAGACATTTATATATTAATTCGAGCAGGAATATTAAGTAAAATGAGTTTTGCATTTATTGTAAGAACTGAAGAATATGACTATGAAACTGACACTAGAAAAATACTGGAATTCGATAAAATATTTGATGTATCTGTTGTAGATGTACCAGCATACGAAACAACCGAAATCTACGCCAGAAGTAAAGAACAATACGAAGAAGAAAAAAGGCAATATGAAGCAAGAAAAAATGAACATAAGTTAAATATAGAAAAAGAAAAACTGAAATTAATGTTAAGCATATAATTCTCGATAAGAGAAGTGGTGGTAGAACTGCTTCTTTTTTTGTTGGTAGAAACAAAATAGAGCTTTATAGAGCGGTGGTAGAACTGCAAAAAAATATTTTAGGAGGAATAAAAAATGACAAAACAAGAAATTGAAAATAAGAAAACAGAATTAAGAAACAAAATTAATGAAGCTAAAACAGAAGAAGAATTAGCGGAATTAAGAAAACAAGCAGAAGAGTTAAACAAGGAAGTTCCAGAAACTGAAAATCCAAACAATGGAACAATAACACATGAAGAAGAAAGAGAATTACTTGCAGATGTGAGTAATCTAGAACAAAGAAAAGCAGAAATAACAAAAATAATTAAATACAAGGAGGAAGAAAAAGTGGAAGAAAAAAGAACATTAGCACAAGTTTTAGAGAGTCCAGAATACAGAACAGCATGGGCAAAAAAAATGCTAGGAAGACCTGAAAAAGACTTTACCGCAGAAGAAAAAAGAGCATTAGGAGATGCTATAACAACAACAGATACAACTTTTGTGGCATCTGATGCAGATACACAAGGAATTAACAATGGTGGTTTATTTATTCCAAGAACAGTCAGAAATGATATTTTAGAAATTATTGTAGACTCTAGTCCAATTTTTAGAGATATAAGAAAGCTAAATGTAGCTGGTAATGTGGAATTACCATACTTAGAACAAGCAGATGATGCAAAATGGTATACAGAGCTAAAAGAAACTGATAACGAAGGTCAAAAATATGCTAATTTACAACTAACTGGTTGGGAACTTGCAAAAGATGTTGAAGTAACATGGAAATTAGAGCAAATGGCAGTAGAAAGTTTTATTCCATTTATAGTAGAAGAGTTAGCAGCTAAAATGGGTATTGCTTTAGTAAATGCTGTTATTTATGGAGATGGAACAAATAAACCAAAAGGAATAACTAAAGATTTAGCACCAATAAAAGAAGGAGAAGATCCAATAGAAAGAATAATCTCTGCATATAAATCTTTAACAAAAGAAGCAAGAAGAGGAGCAAAAGCGTATATTTCTACTAATGTAAATATAGATATTGTAAGCTACAAAGATAACAATGGAAATTATCCATTTTTACAAGGAATTGCTACTAACAAATTAGTACCAGTAGAAGTAGATCCTTATTTGAATGATAATGACATTATCGTTGGTAACTGTAAAAATTACATATTAAACGAAGTTACTCCTGTTCGAGTTGATAAAGAAATAAAAGTAAAACCAAGAAGAATTGTATATGGTGGATATGCAATATATGATGGTGTTGCAAGACCAAAATATTTCGCATATAGCCAAAAAGGAGAATAGGAGGTAACAAATGGATACTAAAGTAAAATTTTTAAAAAAATTAGCTTTGAAAGTTACCTCTGCAACTTCTGTTGATGAAGTAACAGGAAAAACTGTATGTGAAGTTCTTGATTATATAGTTCAAAATTATCAAGCTTCTGGAGGTACTCAAGGACCTGAAGGACCAAAAGGAGACAAAGGAGATCCAGGAGAACAAGGACCTGCTGGAGCAGATGGTAAAAGTGTAACATCTATTACATTAACAACAGATGAAACAGGTAAAGTAACAAGTGGTACAGTTACTTATTCAGATGAGTCTACATCTGAAATAACTGTAACTGTTGCAGGAGTTTAGTAAGAATAGGAGGACTATATGGATAACTTGCTAAAAATAGCAAAACAATGCTTAAGTATTGTTGAGACAGCTACATTAAAAGATGAGGAAATTAAAATGTGGATAAATGCAGGAATAGCAGATTTAAAAAGACAAGGAATAGCAGCTAGTGAAGAGACAAAAGACAGTCTTATACAATCTGCTATTGTTATGTATGTAAAAGCAAATTTCGGAAATGTAGATATAAAAGAGAAAGAATTAGCACAGAGAACATATAGTCTTCTTTGTGCTAATTTAGGATTATCACAAGAATACTTAACAAAAAAGGAGGTAGATAGTAATGCGTGATGTAAGTTGCAAGTTATTATCTACTACTTCTATACAAAACGATATAGGTGTTCCAATACCTCAAAAATCTGTAGAAATAGAAATACCAATTATAAAAGTAGAAGATGTATATGCTAATGAGTATTATGATGCTAATCAAGCAGGATATCAACCTACGTTAAGGTTAAGAATTAGTGCATTAAATTATAACAATGAAAAAGAACTTATATATATGGGTATTACTTACACAATAATAAGAGCTCAAGAGATAACAGCAGATGAATTAGTTTTAGTTTGTGAAAGGAAAATAAAGAATGTCAAAGACAACTAAACCAGAGGACCTACAAAAGGTTTTAAGTGATTATTTGGAAAATTATGTTGAAGACATTACAGAAGATGTTGAAGATACAACAGATACTTTGACTAAAGAAGCTGTTCAAGAACTGAAGCAGACATCTCCGCGAGGACAAGGGAGTAGGAGTAAACCATATTATAAAGGTTGGACCAGACAAAAGGGTAAAGAAAATAGAGGAAGATATACTGTAAAAATTCATAATAAAACAAATTATCAATTAACGCACTTACTTGAATTTGGACATGCTACAAGAAATGGAGGAAGAACAAAAGCTATTCCACATATTAGACCTATAGAAGAAAAATATAACAAATTATATGAAAAAAGAATTACAACAGTAATTAAAAGGAGGTCAAAATGACATTAGAAGAACTAAAAACACGATGTAAAAACGAGGGTTTCCAATATGCTTATGGCAAATTTGAAAAACCAACAGAACCTCCACATTTAATAGCAATTACGATAAATACAGATAATTTTATGGCAGATAATAAAGTTTATCACAAAAATACACCTGTAAAATTAGATTACACTTATATTTATAAGAATATAGAAGAACAGAACAAAATAGAAAATAAAATTTTGGGCGATATAGCTTGGAATAAAACAGAGGAAACTTACTTACAAGACGAAGAAGTCTGGCAAGTAAGTTATTTTTTTGAAATTTAAAAATTAAAAAGGAGGAAAAGCAATGTCAGGAGAAACAAACAATAAAGTTTTATATGGTATTGAACAATGCTATGTAGCAAAAATAACAGAAACAGATGGAGAGATTACATATGGCACACCATTTCCTATGCCAGGAGCAGTAGGATTAAATTTTGATCCAGAAGGGGAAGAAACACCTTTTTATGCTGATAATGTTAAATATTTTATAGCAAGTTCAAATCAAGGATATTCAGGAGATTTAGAAATTGCAATGACACCAGAACAGTTCTTAAAAGAAATCTTAGGAAGAACAGCTGACACAAATGGTGCGATATTTGAAAATGCAGATGATAAAACAGCAAGATTTGCATTAATGTTTCAAGGGCAAGGAGACTCTAAAAATAGAAGATGGGTATTTTTTGATTGTACTGCTACAAGACCAAGCAGAGAGAATAATACAAAAGAAGAATCTATTGAAGTAGGAACAGAGACAATGACAATAACAATGTCTCCACGTTCGACAGACAAAGCTGTTATGGCTTACATTGAGCCAAACGACACAAATGAAAAAGTTTATAATTCATTCTTTACAAAAGTTTATGAAAAAAACGCTGTAGCAGATGTTTAGGAGGTTTTAAATGAAAAAAATAGTTATAAATGATAAAGAATTTGACATAGATTGTAATGCTTTTACAAGGTTTCAGTATAAGTCTATTTTTAAAAAAGGAATTTTTGCTGATATTAAAATTTTAAATGATTATTCTCAAAAGCAAGAAAATTTAAAAAATAAATTTAAGCAAGAAGGAAAATCGGACGAAGAAATTGAAAAAGCTGTTAATTCAGAAATGATGGTAGATTTAGATGATTTTATCGATGTCATAGAAAAGATTGCTTACATATTGATTTATACAGCAAATAATAAAATTGGAAGTTTTGAAGATTGGCTTAAAAGTATAGAAAAAATAAACTTAAGTGATAACTGGATTAGCGAGGTAACGGAATTTGCCGTTGCCTCATTTTGTTGATGAAGAATTAATGGAAGAAATCAAAGGAATAAAGATAAATAATTCAGAAAAAAAAGACACTTTAGAAGATTATAGATTTATAGCAAATTGCTTACAAATTGGATTGAAAATCGAAGATTTAAGAGAAATGAAATATACAGATGTAGCAAAAATTTTAATTTGTTTTGCGGATAGAAAGAAAAAAACTAGAAAAGCAACACAAGCTGATTGGGACAAGTTAGCGGGAAGGAGGTAGTATGGCAAGAAGTATAAAAGGAATAATTGTTGAAATAGGTGGCGATACATCAGGATTACAAAAAGCTTTAAAACAAGTAAATACAACTACCTCAAACTTATCTAAAGAATTAAAAGAAATTAATAGTCTATTAAAATTTGATCCTAAAAATACAGAGCTTCTAGCACAAAAACAAGCTGTATTATCTCAAAATATTCAAGGAACAACTAACAAACTAAATCAATTAAAACAAGCACAAAAGCTAGCAGATGATACTATAAAAAATGGAGGAACAATTTCTCAAGAGAATTATAGAAACCTGCAAAGAGAAATCATAAACACTGAAAATAAATTAAAACAGTTAAAAGTAGAGGCATCTAATTGGACAAAAGTTAGTAAATCTTTAAATAATATTAGTTCTAAAATGAAATCTGTAGGTAATGTAGTTACAAGTGTAGGACAAAAGTTTTTAGGATTAACTGCAACACTGGGAGCAGGAATAGCTTATGGTGTAAAATATAATGCAGAAATGGAAAACCTAGCAACAAATCTCAAGGTATTGTTAGGAAGCCAAGATAAAGCGAACAAAATGCTAAAAGATTTAAAAGAAATGGCAGCAACGACACCATACGAAACAAATGATTTGGTATCTGCAACCAAAACTCTATTGTCTTTTGGAGTTAGTGCAGATAAAGCTCAAGGAATATTAAAGACACTTGGAGATGTTGCTATGGGTAATAAAGATAGTTTATCTTCTTTAGCTCTTGTTTTTGGACAAATTTCTGCTAATGGAAAGTTGACAGGACAGGATTTACTGCAATTAGTAAATGTTGGTTTCAATCCTTTACAAATTATTTCTGAGAAGACAGGAAAGTCAATGGAGATATTAAGAAAAGAAATGTCTGAGGGAAAGATAACAATAAATGATGTAGAAAAAGCTTTTAAAGTTGCAACTAGTGAAGGTGGACTTTTTTATAAGGGAATGGAGGAAGGCTCAAAGACACTTAGCGGAAAATTTTCTACTTCTATGGATGCAATGAAGGAAGCTATTGGTGGATTAACAAAATCACTATTACCTATTTTGACGAAGTTTTTAGACAAAGTGACTGAGTGGATAAATAAATTCAATTCGCTAGACCAAGGAACTAAGAATATAATATTAGTTATTACAGGACTTATTACTATAATAGGTCCTTTGTTAATTATTATAGGCAAAATTATTAGTGCTGGAGGAGTAATATTTGGTTTGTTAAGCAAAGTTTCAGGAGCAATTGCAGGAGTGTCTGCTGGTACAGGAACATTAAGTACAGTATTAACGACATTGACAGGACCAATAGGTGTAGTTATTGGTGTGATAACAGCTCTTGGGGCAGCATTTGTATATTTATTTAATACAAATGAAGAATTTAGAAATAAAGCAATGGAAGTATGGAATAGTTTAGTTAATTTATTTAATGAAACTATAATACCAGCTTTTAATACTATAAAAGCTGCGGTAATGTCAGCGTTAAATACAGTTTGGAAGTTATGGCAACAATTGTGGGAAAAATTAGAACCTTTTGTAACAAAAATTTTAACATGGCTTATGAATTTCTGGAATAATACATTAAAAGGAATAATAGAAAATGTAGTGAATTTTATAACTAAATTGATACAAGGTTGGACCGAACTATATAATAATGTTATAGCACCGATTATTAGTGCTTTAGTCGACGTACTATGGCCTGTAGTAGAAAGAGTGCTAAATGCTATTTGGTCAACTATAAGTGGAGTATTTGATGCAATAGGAGGAGTTATAAAGGCTATCACAGGAATTTTAGATGGCTTAATAACATTTATTACAGGAGTATTTACAGGAGACTGGGAAAAAGCTTGGCAAGGCATCTCTGATATATTTAAGAATATAGTAGAAGGTTTATGGTCTATAATAAAAACACCTCTAAATTGGATAATTGATGGAATAAATGGACTAATAAGTGGAATTAATGGAATTAAAATTCCAGATTGGGTGCCTGGAGTTGGAGGAAAGAGTCTAAGCATTCCTAAAATTCCGAGACTTGCTAAAGGAGGTATTGTAGATCAAGCAACTTTAGCTATGGTTGGAGAAGGAAAGTCTGCAGAAGCAATAATTCCACTTGATAGAACATTAACAAGATATATGAGTGAAGCACTAAAAGATGTAGGAGCAAATAACAATATTACAGTTAATTTTTATCCTCAACAAATGACAGAAGCGGAACTTGACAACGCATTTAATTATATAAATAGAAGATTTGGATTGGAATATTAATATTGACAAAGATATAAATGTAAACTAAAATTATCTCGAAAGAGAGGTAATTTATGGAATTTAAAGTAGCAGGGGTAACATTTGAAAATGAAGATGGAAAAGATATACAAAAAATAATAAAGACTGAAATTAGGAAATTAAAAGAGGCAGGAGAAATTGGAGAAAAGTATGAAGGCTATACAAATACAGAAATAAAAGAAATGGACTTAAATGTACAAGAATATTCGGATGTTGCATTTTACGTGAAAGTAAAAGAAGATGTTTTTGAAGAAAAACCTTGTGTAAAAATATACATTGAACAGTATGATGGGAACTATGTTCATGTAGGATATATGCCTAAAAAATTATTAAAAGAATATGAGCAATTAAAAAAGACAGCAATAAAAATAAGTGGAATTGCTGAACTTACAGGGGGCAAATATAAGTATTGTGAATATTATGAAAATGATGAATATGACGAAGTGGCAGAAATAGAAACAGTTGAATTAGATTATGGATTAACAGTAAATTTACATTTCGAACAAGGAAAGTTTTGTCAATTCTGCGGAAAGAAAATCGATAGAGACTCAATTTACTGTACATTTTGTGGGAAGAAAGTAGAATAAAAATAAAAAAACTCTTGACTTTTGTAATGACAAGTTATATAATGACAATGTCATTACAAAGGAGGTACAAAATGTCTGACAAAAATAACGATAATTCTTTCAAAGAAAAACTATACAATATTTATATAGAGCATAATAAGAATAAAAACGAAATAGAAGCATATTATTTGAAATTATTAAATGAAGAGGGTAAAAATAAAGATATTCTTTTACAAGTTAGAATAGATGAACAATATGATAAAATGCTTAACATATTAGAAATGACATTAAATAAAAATCGCTCAGAAATAATTAGATTAGCAGTAGACAATCTTTTTGAAGATTATTTTTTAAAAAAGAAAGATGTTGAAAAACTTAATAAAAAATCTAAAGAAGAACAATTACAAGAAGAAACTATATATATATTAATGAAATTGAAAAGCATTTATGACTCAAATAATATAGAAAAATATATGAAAGCAATAACGAATAATTTAAATTTTTTGGAAGAAAAATCAAAAAAATAGAATAGTTCGTATACTAATCTTGGCGGATTAACGAACTATCCTATAGGCTAGAGATAAACTCTATCTATGAAATATTATATCATAGAATAGAGAATCTCGCAAGAAATTTTTAAATTTTGAGGAGGTTCTTTTTATTATGGAAGAATATACAATATTGTTAAGAGAACATTTAAAGAAAAATAGAAAATGGTCAAGAACTATGTTTAAAGTAGTAGGAACAATTTATAGAGCAGTGACTAAAGGAAGAATTAATTATGAACAAGGTTTACAAAGTATAGAAAAACTAGGAGGTAGTGTCTAATGAAAGATTTAATGATATTTAAAAATGAAGAATTTGGAGAAATAAGAACATTAGAAATAAATAATGAGCCGTGGTTTGTAGCTAAAGATATATGCGAAATATTAGAAATTAAAAATTCAAGACAAGCATTAACGAGATTAGATGAAGATGAAAAAGCTGATGTCATTTTAAATGACGGTAGCCAAAATAGAAATATGTCAGCCGTAAATGAATATGGATTATATAATCTAATATTAGCTAGTAGAAAGAAAGAAGCTAAAGAATTTAAAAGATGGATAACTCATGAAGTAATTCCAAGTATTCGTGAACATGGTGGTTATATAGCAGGACAAGAAGAAATGACGGATGAAGAATTAATGGCAAAAGCAATATTAATGGCAAATAGCAAGATGCAAGAATTAAACCATAAAAATCAACAACTGGAGATGCAAAATTCACAGCTAATAGTAGTAAATGAAATAATGAAACCTAAAGCCGAGTATTTTGATGATTTAGTAGATAGAAACCTATTAACAAGTTTTAGAGAAACTGCTAAGGCATTAGGAATAAAAGAAAAAATATTTATAAGATTTCTATTTGAACATAAATATATTTATAGAGACAAAAAAGGAAAAATTCAACCATTTGCAGATAAAAATAAAGAACTATTTGAGGTAAAGGAAAGTAAGAATGAAAAAACTGGATGGGTTGGAACACAAACGCTAATTACACCTAAAGGAAGAGAAACATTTAGATTACTGTGTGTAGGATTATAAAAGATAGCATCAGTATTTTTATACTGGTGCTTTTTATTTGGAGGCAAAAATGGTAAGAGAATTTAAACTAATTAACGAAAAAGGTCAAGAGTTTTCTTTGATGGATATATATAATTATACATTATTAACAGAACCTTATGGACTGGGCTATACATATATAACAGAATATCAACAATTAGGGGACACTTTTATAAGCAATTTAAGGAATATACAGCAAGGACAAATAAGTGGAACACTAAATTTTATAAATTATGAAAATTATACTTCTTTTGTTAATTTTGTAGAAAGTTCGGAAAGCTTAAGATTTGGATATAAAATACCATATTCAGACGGAACAATAAAAGAATATTTCAAAGATGTACAAATACAATCACTATCTAAAACTCAATTGCAAACAAATGGAATTTTATCGGAGACAGTCGTATTCGACTGTCTTTCTTTATGGTATGAAGAAAATACAGTAATTTATACAATAGAAAAGTTAACGAATGAAATTAGGTGGGATTTTAGATGGGATAGTAGATTTACAGACTACGACTCAAGAAATTTACACTATATAAATACTGGACATGTAGAAGCACCGATTTATGTTGAAATGTATGGACATCTAGTAAATCCGCAAATTGAGTTGTACGTTGAAGGAGAATTATATCAAACAGTCAAAGTAACAACAGAAATAGCTGAGTATGAAAAATTTCTATATGATACTAGAGAAAATCAATTTTTTATAGGAAAACAGAATACAGATGGAACTAAAGTAAGTTTGTTTAGTTTAGATTATATTGATTTTTATAATGATAATGTAATAAGACTTCCAAAGAACAAATCATGTGAAATTAAATTAACATCGGAAAATGATGTCTTAAATGCCAAACTTACTATATATCCTAGATACAAAGCAGTGTAGGAGGAATTGTATGAAAAATCAATTAACAGTAACATTCGATAATCAAAATTATATTGCAACATACAATCCTCAAACAGGTTACTATGAATTAGAGCTACAAGCACCTGCTGTAGGAGGAATATATAAAGCTGATATTAATTTCACAGACTTATATGAACAAGAATACGAAGATAGTATAGCAGTTCAAGTATTAGCAAAAGAAAAAGTAAAAATAGAAACTAATAAAGTATTTATGTGGATATTTGATTATATAGATTTTACAGTAAAAAATATAGTAGAAATTGCAAATTACGATATTAATATAGATGAAGAAACAAATGCAAATACACTAATTGATGTTTTGAAGAAAACTACAGCAAAAGCAAATGATATTATAGCAATAAAAAAGAATAATGAAATAGTTTATTTCGGAAAAGTAGAAGATATTCAGAACGCAGATGGACAACTTTTATACAACTTCACAATGAAATATATAACTAATATATTTGATCAAGATATTATATTAAATGACTACGAAAATAGAACGACAGTAACAGATGAAGCTGTTTATATAAAACCTGGTACATCTACAACAAAATACTTAGGTATTAACACAAATAATGTGGAAATTGTGGAAAAGCCTGTCTTATTTAAAATAGAAA